CGCCTGCACTGCTGATCGACCAGGAATCTCCTCGCTTGAACAGAATCCGGCATCCGGCGTCAGCCTCCGCCATAGCCTTGGCGAATGTCTCCCACGGGGCAACCTCGCTCGTTCCCGCATTACCGTCATCGCCCAACGGGGCATTGGCTACGTAGTAGGTGTTGCCGCTGAACACCGTATCGGGATCAGTGACCGTAATCGTCTGCTTGTAGTCGTGGGCATCCCCAGCCTCATCCGTGACCCGCAATGTAACCGTGTACTCCCCTGGTGTTTCAAAGACATGGGAAGCCACGTAGCCACGGGCGAGGTTCCTCGAAGCCCCCGTAGTCTTGGCCCAGGTTCCGGATGTTGGGTCATCAAACGTCCATTCGTACTCAAGATCAGCGTATTCGCGTCGATCCCCGACAAGTTCCGGCTGGACGACTCCGCTCGTCCAGCCGTCCACGTTAATGCAATCGAAGAACACCGCCAAGGGTGCTACGCCCGATGTGCGGCTAGCGGTGGTCATTGCATCAGCCATCGTCACCCTCGATAAGCAGGCTTGCTGATTTCAGCCCGTGCGGGTAGCGCGAGTCCCAACTCACTCGCGCTACCCGTCTGGCTGTCGATGGACAGGACAGTCCACACAACTGCCCCGATCGTTACCGTATCTCCCCGCTCAGGCTCCGCTACTCCACCACACGTAGCAGTGGGATCACGTCCTATGGTCAATGTGCAGTCTTGATCCTCATCAATACCGGTCTCAACTTCCCGCTCGCCGAGGCGTTTGCTTCCGACGATCGCAGTGATGGAGACCGGATCGCCCACACGCGGAGTGTATGTCACGGCTTGACCACACTGAGCCATAAGAAGCGGTAAGCCGGAAGCGGCAAACCCATCATCGAATGCCGTAGTCACCCGTAACTACTCCATTATGCAGCCGCTACTGGCGTGATCGTCGGCGTCGCGCCGCGGTAGAGAATTCGGTAGGGGATCTCCACGTCATCGCGCTCGGTATCAACCGTCACCTTAACGACGCACGTTTCGTCTACTCCGACAGGCCCGATGTGGACGCGCTGTCCACTCGCTACATCTGACGGCGTATCCGAAATCGTTACCTGCGTGAACGATTGCGCATGTCGGAGGTTCGTGCCATCTACCTTCATCATCACCTCAACGTCCAATACGTCATCCGCAGTCTGGATGGTGTGCGCACCGGTGGTCGTCTTATCGAAATCAAGGTGAAGCCAGCAGTCCAACAAAGGCTCCCCAGCGGCAGGAGCAATCGTCAACAGTGTTTGCGGAGTAGTGTAAACCGCCTCACTAATGTCGATGTCGGCTTCTCCAGTTGCCTCGACGTAATGCAACTGCGTTTCACTGATTCGCCGAACTACTTCCGCCAGCGATACCCCGTTGGCCGCCTTGGCCGCCGCCGGGAATGTAGCAATCCCCGTCGCTCCTGCGACGATGTCCAGGACTCCTTTCAGGTAGGCCATTATGGTCTTGTTCGTGGTGACCGCTTGAACGCCAGCATCCTCTTTGTTTCCAGTCACATAGTGTTGTAGCCGATTCAGCGTTGAATCCGCACTAGGTACCCGAGGCATTTGGTTGTCTCCCTTTACCACGACCGACTAGGCCGCGTTCAGTTGCGTCCGCTCACTGCTTACGGAGCAGTCGTGGCAGACAGATTCTGCATGACGTACACATAGTCCACAGCGCCGATCTCACAATCCCAGGCGATACGAGCCTGGAAGCCGAGACGGGACCGCAGATACGACTCAGTGTTTGTCCCGAGCGTCACGGTCTCATACCGCAGTTTCCACTTACGGATGAACTGCTTCTGGAACCAGCCGAAGTACCATACCGTGGTCGACAGGTCATCGAGCTTCGGCGAACTCAGCAGCCGAGGGCGCCATTGCCCGCGAGGTCCCCAGTTGTTCACCTGGTTCTCGACGCCCGGTTCCAGCGCGCTGCCCAGAATCCATGAGGCTGTTCCCACGAGTGCATCAGGCACCAGCAGCGTACAGCTTGCCACGGGGATACTGATCCGCTTGCCGCGACTGTTCTTCACACCCGCAAGCCGTTCACGGGCCGCGTCGAGATTCGGCGTCTCCTCGAGGGCGTTGTTCGTTATCCGGTTTCCCGTCGTCGGCAGCCGATCAAGCGGATCGTTGTCGGTCTGATACAGCGCTGCACCAGCCCCATTGATCCTCAAGGCGTACGGCTCCGCAGGCGAGGTGCCCGACCCGTCGATGTCGCATACCCGCCGCAAAGTCTGCTCTTCGACAAACTCGCCGGCGATCTCGCCGAGAGCATTGATTCGACTCGTGATGTTCGCAACGTCGTTTTCCTCGATCGTTTCCATCGTGATCGAAATACGCCGACCGTTGCGTCTGTGTCGAATCTCGTATTTCTCTTCACCTGCCCCAATCTCCGGAAAGTCCTTGCCTTCACTGACTGTGTCGACCTGTGTGTCCTCAGACAGCAAAGAGGCGTAGATACTCACCGCCTTGTTGTCCTCACGCTCAGTGACCAATTCCTCGCCGATCGTAGGCACGGCCTGGTAAGCAGCGTTGATGCCCGCCGCAGTCAGGCCGCCAGCGAGCAAGGGAAACGCAGATGCCATGATCGCACGCTGTTCTCCAGCGAGCGTAATCTGCGTAGGAACTTTTACGTCGCTGAGGGCATTGAACAGCTTAGGCAGGCTTCGCACTTGTTCCCAAGAGAACTTACCCGACTGAATATTCGTCTCCACCTTTCGCATGAAGGCTTCCGGCTCATTCTGGGCCAACGTGCGCAACGCCGCCGCATCCATCCCGCCACTGCCGATCTGGATGTTGGGCAGAAATTGTCGTTTCTTGGCCTTCGTTTCGTCCATTGTCTTATCTCCAATGCGGAATGGTTGTCCGCTTTACTTATGACACCTCGTCAGTCCACACGCCATCTGCACCAAGGGACCCAGTCAGCGTGCCGTCAATATCCCATTCCAGTTCAGTCGTAGTCGGGTTAAAAATCGGGCCAGAAAATCCGCCACCGTCTCCGAGGTTAAGCATGTTTCCTTGCCCTTGAAGTTTAGTGAAGTAGCTGGCGCATCTGGCGATCGTCATGCGAGCGTAGGACGTATTGGCGATCGTAGTGCCTGAGTCACCAGCCGCATCATCGGTCAAATGCCGTTGTTTTTGCGGGTAGTGCTCAAAACCCACAGCCCAGCCGAGAACATTCGCCCCCGCACTTGCAGTAACGGCCTCACTGCTGCTGTAGTATAACGCCGTCCCCGCAACCAAAGCCGACGCCGCCGCTAAGGCAAACTCGAAAACGTCGCCGGGGCGCGGGATGATGATTTCGTAGTACCCCGCCCGATCGCCATCTTTGATTTCCTCGTTGGCGATCGCAATGTGCCCGTCCATCTGAAAATCGCTGTCGAGGGGCACAAAGGCAGTATTGCCGTCGCCAGTAAGTTCCAGTAGCTCACCTCGTTTGATCGCCTGCGTACTCCCCGCCTGGAACAGGCCCAGTCGTATTAACGGCTCCGGAGCGCCACTCTCTATGTTCTCGATCCATCGCACATTGTTCGTTGCCATATCTGTTACTCCTATGAGGTTGTAGCACCAATCCCTTGTTACGCGCCGCAGAGAGCGCGGACGAAAGTATCGTCGTCGATCTTGTCGACCTGCGCTGCCTTGTCCTCTGCGCGCTCTTCCTTCTTGCCGGTGTCAAATACATCTGTCGACTGTGTCCCGGCCGATTCCTGATGCTTGGCGTATTCCTCAAGCATTCGCTTACGGGCATCCTCCAGAGACAACCCCTCCAGGATGCACTGTTCCGCGAAATCCTTCAGCGGTTCCGGGGCTATCGCCCGGATTTGCCGGGCAATGATTTCTGGCACCGTAAACTCGGGGACTTGCGCCGTGCGCGACCCTATCTTGTCTTCCTTCGGCATCTCAGCTTCCGACTTCGTTCCCTCGGTAGCCGGAGCCTTGTCATCTTCATTCTTGGGCATGTCTGCCTCCTTTGCTAAAACGTCATTTAGTGCTTGCCGTAGGCTCCGCACTTCGGAAATTAATTCCACGCTGCCACCATGCAGAAATGACCGACGCAACGTCTCGGCGTCTGCTGGTACCGGCACAACGGATATCTCATACAACTCCCATTTCTTGACGATACGGGCCGGGCCTTCGATGCGACTCTTGCCACTGCCCGCCGATTCGCCCTCCTCCACTCGCTGCACATCATGGGCTAGAAAACCAATAGACAGTGCCTTGACGAAGCCGGTCCGCACCAACTGCCAGACTTCCTCCGCCCGGTCCGTCTCCGCGAAAGTAACCTCTGCTATCAATTCCCGAGCCTTAGTCGATATGGTCGCTCTGCCTATGACTGCCCCCGCTTCATAGCGGTTATGGGTATCAAGTACTACGGGGTTGCTGCGGTAGCGTCCTAAATCGCCGCCACTTATGCGCAGGTACTCCCGCCCTGCCCAGGTCTCAACACCGTTCTCGGTTGCTGCCACGAAAGTGGCAGTCCGCGAGTCCTTGTCGCCTGCCCGTACCTCTACGCTGTCAAACAGCCCCCGCGTACAGGTTTCGGTTTTCTGGTCAATCGTGTCGGCCATTACCTCGCTCCTCTCGCAGAAGTTCCGCAGGAAATATAGGGATGTTGCGTCGTGGGGCCGGTGCTTTGGCAGTCGGTGCAGTATCTGTCTGCTTGCTGCCACCAATGAGGTCGGGCACACCTATGGAATCGAGCCACTTGGACTGCGCCTCGATTTTTGCCCGCATCACGTCGGGGTCCTTACCATCCTGAATCCACAGGTCCTCAAGAACAATCTGCCCGGTACGCAGCCCGACTGCGTTTGCCTGCGCCTCCTTGTACGGGTCAATCCACCGCCAGCCGTCACCAAACCATTGGACGAGCTGGATATCTGCATCGGTGACGCCAGCCAGACGAGGGTCACCACGAAGGCGAGCATCCTCCAGGACTACCCGCCATTCCCAGTCAAGTTGCTTAGCGATGAACCAACGTTGCAGCCAAACATAGACCTGCCGGGATTCAAGCAGATCAGTCCTAGCACTAGAGTAGGTCGACTTCGCAAAATCCTTGAGGACTACCTGCCAAGACACACCGAGAGCCGCCCCGATCCGCCGAGCAATCATAATGATGAAGGGTTCTAGTTCCGGCGTCGGGAAATTCGGCAAAAGCGTGGTTACATCCTCATTCGGATGAAGTTTGAACATCATCCCAGGCTCTAGGGCTTGGTCAAGCTTGTAGCCGTACTTCTCCGCCGTCACGTCCATCAAGTTCGTCAGTGCCTTTTCCGACTTGATGAACACGGATAGGCACGCCGCTATCTGCACGCGCTTGAGGCTCGCCAGAAGCAGCAGGTCTAAGTCGCGCAAGTCCTGAAGGATCGCGTGGAACAGAGGCACACCCCGCGACTGGCCCGGGCGCTGGGTGATCTTCAGGTGTCGACATGCCCATCGAGGTACGCGGATAAAGTCGCTTGTGTCCGCCTGTGGAGGCTGGAAGGTATCACCGGGATGACGTTTGCGAACGTGATAGGCCACAACTCGCCCATACCGATCTTTCTCTACCCCGTCGCGGATTTCGCCCGCAGGGTCTTGCGGTTTTGCGTTGATCGGCGTTGCCAATCTGTCCGCCTCGATAGCCTCAAACCAGACTGCCCTGGTGGGCTTTCCCGCCCGCTTGCCCTGCTTGACGAGGATTTCCCCGTCTTCGAGCACCTTGGCGAACAACAGGGCCTGTGCCTCGGCGTGAAGTAAATCATCCGCCGGATAGAGTCTGTTTGACCGCTCTGCCCATACCTGCTCGATTACCTGATTCTTATTGGGACTTGCAGTCCGGGCTTGGGGTCGCAGGCCAGTACCGATGACGTTGCGGGCAAAATTGTTCGTCAGCCCCGAGCCGATCGGGTCATCCCGATTGATTTCACGCGAACGCGAGCGAAGGGCGGGTAACTCCGTCAGTATCTCGGCATCAGCCGATTGAGAACCCCCAAGCCAGGGCGTCGTGTTTTTGCCATCTTTGGCCGCCCGGTAGCCGCGGGCATTCAACAGACTCATGAACAGCGCAGCGTAATCTCGATCGTTCTCCATCCGACGGAAGTGCTGACGCGTGGCCCCCCGCCGAGCATCGAATAGGCTGATGGCCCAGTCCACTGCCCGAGTTATCTTGCCGACCGCGCTCATCGGTTGTGCCTCGTCTGGGTTGTGATAAATCGGGACTCATCGAGAAGGACATTCCCCGCCCCTTCCGCCGCGTTGATTGCACGCTTAAGTCCTTCGAGGGTTTCCCGCCGACGGGTCCGCGTGGCTCCCAGGGATGCCTCGACATCCAGTCCGGCGTTGATAGCCTCGGCACGGGCATACCACGCCATAGCGGCACCGAAGGTGCTCGCTGCGATGGCGTCAGCACACTCAGCGCAGGCATCCTGGAACGCTGCTACGGTGATTTCAGTTGTCGCCATACTTCTCTTGTATGGCGTGTCGACATGCTTTAGGAGGAGACTTCGTACAGGCTGTACGAAGTTACAGCACTAAACGGTAACGCCCATCCGCCCATCATAAACCCGTCGGAGGTAGTTCTCTGCTACCGTTCTAGCGGCTCCGGCGGTTTCAATCGCTAGTGCCGCCCCACGTCCACTGCCCTGGTGGGCTTTCCCGCCCGCTTGCCCTGCTTGACGAGGATTTCCCCGTCTTCGAGCACCTTGGCGAACAACGCTGTGCGGCCCAGACCTGCCGATATTGCCGGTAATGATCTTGTAGCCGCGAGTTTCAACTTTGCCAAGCAACTTTCGCACCTCGTCTTGCGTATTACAGTGAAAATCGCTTTGTAACAGCGATATCGGCGTCAAATCTGGCGCCCTACAAAGGCTCGCTACCAACTCCATCACGATATCGAACTCCGGGTGAGCGTAATCCATATACATGGACATGGTCATCCTCCAATTAGCGTCACAGGCAACCGAAAACGCCGCCCACATTCTCGACACCGAAAGGCTGCCTGCGTATTGCTAGAACTCACGCATATTACCGCCTGCTGGCCATTATCCAAGTAGATTCTCCGGCACGAAGGGCAGGGCATCCTCTGATAGCCAGTCTTCCGATACTCGACCGGCAATGGCTTTAACTCGGGCCAGAATCGCCCATTGGAAGACGCATGCTCTTCGATGGGTGGTTCCTGGCTAATGATGGGCGGCTCCTGCGTTTCAATGCTCGTCGCCGGCCGTGTCTTACGCTTCCGTGGCATTAATCACCGTCCTATCTTCCAACCTCCACCGCCTTCAGAATTCTCGCCAGCCGCCGCATACTCTGCCTGTGGCACGTTTTTGACATCAGCCCTCAATCGCGTCGCCCCAAGAAAGTGGGCAATCGCCAAACCATACACCCAGCCATCAAGGTAGTGGTTTGGTGTAGTCGGCGTCCGCGGCTGCCAGATCAACACTTCGCGTTTTGCTCCATTCACGCTCTTGATGATTTTCACCTGATGCTCGGCTGCCATATGCAAACAGAACTCATCCGTTGTTTCTGAGTGTATGTGAAACGCGCCGGGTTCACCAAGGGGTATCTCAAACGACTGATGCAGCGCAGTCAAAAACATCGCCTTGTTGACGTTGTATATCCTGACCTCTCTGATCTTTACGGTACCGTCGAGTTTGTACTGCACATCACTCGGCTTGACGCTGTATACGGCGTCCTGCTGTCCCTTTGTAGGATAAACGCCCGGCACCGTCCGGGCGATCTCATAGACCTCCCCCGTACGATACCCCGAGTCGATGACCAGACACTGACACGCTAGGGGGTCTCCCTTCGTCGCCCGCGGATATGATTCATCGTAGTGTTCCAATAATTCCGGGAAGCCTACACAAATCCCTTCGGCGACCAACCAACTCCGTCGGTTGTATCCCCATGCCGTTACCCCCCAGTAGATGTTGTCCGCATGAACGTCAGCCCACATGATGAGTATTTGTGCTTCGTCCGGCACAACGCCCCGCGGAAGTCCTTCTTTACGGCGCTCTTTAATGCTCGATACATCGACTTTCTTCACCGCATCCTCGAAGGGCTCACCGAGGACACTGTTGATGAATACCCGAAGCTGCTCGCGGTCCTCAGACTTTTTCGCCGGAAACCACTCAGCCATGATCTCAGACCAGGTGACCCAAGGACTATATCCCGCCCAGATGTGAAACCCCGCTGTCCGTGTAATCGGTTGCGGACCATCAATACGCGGACACCAAGGATCGGTCCGATTGAATATCGCCTGGTCTACGATCTCAGCATCCTTGACGGGCAATCGCTGAACCACCTTCTGACACCCAGGAACCCAAACCCCGCGCGCTGTCATCCACCGCTTGTGCTCCCGGTCCGTAAGATGTGCCTTACAGTGAGCGCACTC